TTTGAACTGGTCAGGTCTACGATGATAATAACTACTGCTACAATTATAATTGTACAAGCTCTTGTTGTGAGTTGGATTGTGTTTACAAATCCCGAACCTTGTCCAAGAAAATATAGAGTAACACAAGAAAAGGGGGGTGTCTTAGTAAACCCTACGGACATTCACCGATACTGTGAACTAGACTATGGGGGAAAGTTTAAGTTGAAAAAGGAATATGTGGATTAAGTCGGTATGTTTACTTGGGTTTGTATATTCATATATTTGTTTTTTTGATAAATGGAATTGGTATATAATGTATATATTGAATATTGTTCAGAAAAGTAATTAATAAAATATAGAGAAGATTTATGTTAAGAACAACACAAAAAAAGAAGGTGAAGATTCAGCAACCAAAATTAGATAGACATTACATATCAATGATGGTGGAAGAATATCTTGCAAAGGGTGGAGAGATCACAAAAGTATCTGCAGATGGTACTGTTAACCAAAATGGATGGAAAGAACAAGCAAAGGCAAGTTGGAACACTCGACAAAGGAAAGCCTCGCAGTGTCCGAGCGGCTAGGAGATGGTTTGCAAAACCATATACATCGGTTCAAATCCGATCTGCGAGTCCATTTTTTCTTGACTTTTTATCTATAATATAGTATAATATAATTATGAGATCAGATAAGTGGAATATTAATTGGCAGGTTGCTAGAGTAAAAGCAAAGCGAATAAAAGATATACAGGAGAGAGTCGATTTTATACAAGAGTGGCTTTCTCAATTTAATCATTATCATAATATTGATAGAATTAGAAATTGGTTACGTATGTCTATAATGTCTGCTGACAGTGATAGTAAACAAATTTATCAAAATGCTCTTGATAAATTATTTGTGAGTGAGTGCCGTGGTCAATTTGAATATAAAGATATGAAAGATGAGATGAATGAATTTTCGAGCGATCAATTAAAGATGGTTTTAGATGATTTAGAAAAGCGAACTTATTCTTTTCAATATAAAGGAAGGTGTCCTCCAAAACATATAGCATTTGTTGAAAGGTTACAAGATGCACTCAGATAAACGATTACGCCAAGAAGGTGCTATTGCGCGATTAGAGAAGACAATTGAAGCGCATCAAGCGGACTTTAAATTGGTAAATAAGATCATAGAAGATAAAAAGTTAACAAAAACTTCAGAAGAATTAAAAACTCTTCGAAATAAAAAAATTGAGCGTGCTCAAAAAACGATTGAGAATACAAAAATAGCAATGAGATAATATCTGTTCAGGAGAGGTGGGACAGAAGTGGTCTATTTCAGTCGCCATATTTAGAAGGCGGGGAATAGACATTCTATAGGCTGGCCGCGTTATTCATACTATCAATGAATACGGTGTGGAGGTGATACTTTATCTCGAGCGTTTATGTTCAGTCCGAAGACTTTTCGGCATAACGATATACGCCAGGTAACCAGGTGTAGACAGATATAGGAAGAAGGGGTAGACACAGCTAGCTTCCCCTTCTTCCGTTTTTTAATTGGAGATTATAATGAAATTTGCTTTTGATATAGATGGTACTATTTGTACTAATCGTGAAGACGTTAGAGAAGAAAAGAAAGATGATACTATAACATATCTAGATATGCAACCGTATCCGAAACGAATTCAATTGATAAATGATCTTTACGATCAAGGACATGAGATTATATATTGGACAGGTAGAGGTGGGGATTCATTTAAAAACGATCCGAACCATTGGTATGATGATACAGAAAGACAATTGCAGGAATGGGGAGCCAAATATCATGAGCTTGTTGTGGGTGGTAAACCATGGTTTGATATGTACATTTGTGATAAATCTTATAATTCAGAAACCTGGTTTCCTATTTTTGAAAAGATGAAGGATGCCTAGTGAAATTCGGACAAGAACAGAAGAAATTAATATTAAGGCTAATGAGGTTGAACCGATGAAAGCAATTTTAGAATTTCAACTACCTGAAGACCAAGAACAACATCGTCAATCAATTGATGGAATGAATTGGGCTTTATCTATGTGGGAATTAGAACAGTTTATTAGGAACGAAAAAAAATATAATGATAAGTTAACAGATATAGAATTAGATGTATATGAAAAGATATCTAATAAGATAGTAGGAATTATGAATGAATATAATTTACAATATCCGACTTAATGGGGAGGCTGTGCATTGGTGAGCTCAACAGACTGTAAATCTGCCGCCTGAGGCTGTGATGGTTCGACTCCATCTCTCCCCACCACATAGGCGATTAGCTCAGACGGGAGAGCAGGTGTTTTACAAGCATCAGGTCACTGGTTCGATCCCAGTATCGCCTACCATTAGGAAAAAAATGAAAAGGCTATTATTAATTTTTATAATGATGGCGACATGGATAGTTGTTGGTTGCAGTAGTACAGCAGGATGTTATGGACACTGGGTTAAAGGACCCGGTCATCATAGAGGAACTAGAGCGCTCCTTAAAGACGCTCATTTACCTTACTACCAATGTGTAGACGAGAATAACAAAGGTAGCAATTTAGAAAAACGGAGTTATTTGTGACCGAAGAACAAACACAATTAGATCAAGACATTAAATTACCCCTTGATGTGCCGACAGTCCATTCATTTACGATGGAAAAGATATATCATTTTGTTTGTGGAGAATGTAAAAATTGGTGGAGTTATGCAACTGATATGGTTTATAGGCGAGGTCAAAATATGTCTTGCCCCCATTGTGGGGAACAGAGAGGAATTGTTAAAAACGATATAGATGCAAATCCCCGATGGGAAAGAGATGTAACGTAAATGACAAGATTATTCCAATATAAAAAAATAAAAGAAGAGAGAATAGATGAAAAAGCTATTATTAATCTTTATAATGATGGCGACATGGATGGTTGTTGGATGCGAAACAGTAAGACAAGGCGGTTGCTGGGGTCATTGGGTGGAGTCAAACGATGGAGCCAGAAGCGGCCACAAGAGAGGTACAATTTATTCTAATAGAAATAATATTAAACCGTATCGACAATGTGTGGATGAAGAAAATCCACATTTAGATTTAGAAAAGAGGCCATACGGATGAAAATAACATTACTAATTTTTGTAATGTTATTTTTGAGTAGTTGTTCAACAAAGAGCAATAATTGGCCTAGCGGTATGACACCATTTTTTGCAGAGTGTGAATACGGTGGAGGTGTGTTTACAGATAAGGCATACCATCAAAGAAAAAAAACTCCATGTAAAATGGGTTGGAAATATTATAATAGAGGCGAACCAACACTAACAAACGATTAAGGAAAATATGAACTGGATCGTAATATTATTATTTACCGCATTATTAAGTCTTATTGGCGGATGTGCGGATACCGCAGATGCCGAAACTTCATCTCTGGCTACGACCGCTGAAGAATCAAACAACGATTCAACTACAACAACAAGTAGTAGTGATGATACAACATGGATCGCAGTAGTCCTGACTTGGAATCCTGTTGTTAGAGTAATAGATAAAGAATTTACTAGTGAAGTAGAGTGTTGGAACTTCTATGAAGGTGGTACAGGAGAAAGTAGATTCGGCGAACAACACCGAGATCATCAGGGCAACCTACCGACTAAAGATTCTCACTTCGGTCCGGATTACTTAGAATACCCTATAAGGACTTACAGGGGTAAAGATGGGCAAGGATCAGTCTGGTTGACATGTGACACAAAAGGAAGATACGAAGGACTATGAATTTTAGGAATAAAGATAATACTTTAAGAATGGCTGGTTGGGCTCTTTCGTTATTATGTATGATAATAGGATCATATTTTATATGGCCACACGTTCATGTTGCTTTATTGGGAATTGCATTTATCTATCTTGGAATTCGGATTTTTAATTTTTCTACTTTTGATGAATATAAAGAAAAACGAGTAAAACTATTACTTAAACTATGGAAATAAAATGTATGATAGATTTAATTTAGAAGAAGAAATTCAAAGTGTTTGGCAGACAAAAGATGACTTGGATGCTATAACAGAAAGAATATATGATGATCCAGATGGGCCAATGACAGAAGATGAAATTTCAAATGTTCTAATTGGTCTGAGTGAATTACATGAAACAAGATGTAAAAAACTATGGAGAATTTTTGAAACAATGGTTAGAGAAAAATGTTTTACCATGAAAGATGTTCCCCTTGATTATAAGGGAGAACAATTAGATGATGAAGGAAATTCTGAAGTTAGATTTGATTTTTGATTGTTTTTCAATGAGCAATATTAAAATCATATAAATAAATTAAATGACAAAACGATAATATATTACGGAGTGTATCAATGTCGGATAAGGAAACAAAAGAAGAAGTAAATGATGAAGAGCAAGCTGAGGCCATGGAAGATCCTTCGAATCCTGCGTCAGAACTGGTGGATTTAGTCCTGTCCGGTGAACTACACGCAGCAAACGAGAAGTTTAATAGTATTACAGAATCTAAAGTAGTCACAGCAATTGAAGATGAAAAGTTAAAAATCGCTCAAACCCTTTTCAGTGAAGAGGATATTGAAGAAGCTAAGGCTAAGGCAGAAGACCATGATGATGAAGATAGTGATGATGACGATGATGGAGATAAACCTAAGAAAGGTAAAATTCCTCCTCAGTTTCTAAAAGGAAAAGATAAAGGAGATGATGATGACGATGATGATTCAGATGATGATTCGGATGATGATTCGGATTCAGATGATGACGATGACGATGATGATGGAGATAAACCTAAGAAAGGTAAAATTCCTCCTCAGTTTATGAAGAAAGAAAATCTGAAAACTGTTGATGAACTTTCTTCAGGTCTATTAGGAAGAGCATCAGATAAGGCAAACAAACAGTCCCAAGACGCATCGCAGGGCGTAGGTGAAACTGGGAAAGAAAAAGATTATAAAAAACAGGATACTGCACTGGCGAAAAAGAAAGGAATTCAAAGTCGCAAATTTGAAAGAGGCGCGGCTGATGCATCTGATCGCGAAGCAGTAGCTAAAAACCGGGCAATAGCAGCCCAGCAAGCTAAGAATGAAGATCTTTCTTTTGATCCAGGTGAAGAGAGTTCAAATGCTCCCTTACCTCCAGGTTCTTTTGTATCACAAGTTGCAGATTACTTAGCTGGAAATCGTAAGTAAAATAACATCCAGGATTGGTCGTTTGTAGCGACCAATTCTTATATTTTCACAGTGGATGCCACTGTGGTGAAATTGGTAAACACACTGGACTTAAAATCCAGCGATCGAAAGATCTTGACGGTTCGATTCCGTCCGGTGGCACCAAATGGAAACCAAATGAATAATGAATATTTGGATTGAATATTATAGAATAGAAGATGATGCAAGTCATCTAAAAGATCATGCTCAAATGAATGAAAAGTTTGTCCCTGACCCCAAAAAAATTTCAAGAAGATATTGCCAAAATAAAGATGAAGCTCATACTCTGGCTGCCAGATTATATAAGCAAGGGTATCACGTATCAATAAAACAAGATGGATCAAAGTGAAATATGAATTTAAAAATGACAGGGAATGTTATCGTTAGACATCAATCAGTTCCCGATTGTGAATGGTGTGACAAATCAAAAGATTTATTAGATCTAAAAGGCATCAAGTATACAATTATAGAAAGTGATAAAAAATTATTTTGGAATCTTATGCAAGAAACAAATAGTAAAAAAGTACCCCAAATAATTTTGAATGGACAGTTCATCGGAGATTATAACGATCTTTTAGAGTATTTCGATAATGAATAATCTTAAATAATAATGTCGACTTTCCCGGTCGAAGGAGGTGTAATACTTACCGGGACCAGACACATGATTTTCTCCTTTATATATAATTAAAGGAGACATATGAAAAGAAATGATGTAGTTAAAGTGTTGTTAGAAAAAGAATTATCTCTATTAGATGATGAATATAATGTTATACGCGCGTTAGATGAAGATGGAGATTTGACGCCATTTGATTTCGAGTTTTCCCTACATGATAACTATTATATGTACACTCTTTAAAGGAGCTCGACTTGGTATACCCCACTCAACAGAAATATATAATGCTGAATGGGCAGATAAATTATATCGCGGTCTAAAGAGAAATATAACAACAGATTTTGAGTTGGTTTGTTTAGTTGATGAAGACTATAAATTCAAAGAACCAATTCGTGCTATCCCCTTCCTTGATCCCAACTCTCCAGGTTGGTCACTTTTAATAGAGTTTTATAGACCAGATATTACAACGAATCGTAGACTAACAATTGGTTTAGATACTGTTATAATGTCTAATATAGATGACATTCTTACATTTCCTTTAGATGTTGGTTTATTGACTGACCCAATGCTAGAGGATGAAGTATGTAATGGCATAAGTATTGTTAGTGATCAAATAGCAAATAAAATTTGGGATGTATGGACCAATCAACGAGAATGGGTTTTAGAAAATTGTAGATTATTACCATGGAATACTCCATCAGAATTATCGATGATGAGAAAATTATTTAATGCAGATGGTAAAGTTCCTAGAATAGATGTTGGTTTTCCTGGACGAATATTTTCTTATAAAAGTCATATAATGAAAGATCCTAGTCTTTTAAATAACGCATCTATTATTTACTTTCACGGAAAACCAAAATTACAACAATTATATAATATTAAATACAATATAAAGATACTGGAGAATTGGGTATGACAGATACTTATGGTAAAATTGAATTTTCTAATAACAATACATTCCATCAATTTGTTGATGACTTAGAATCTTGGGAATGGGTTGGTTCAAATAAAATACATAAGACCGCTCTCATCGATTGGGAACATGTTGAAATAGGAGAGAATAATACTATAGGACCATACTGCGTTATAGGAGCAGACGCCCAATCTGTAAAATTAAAATCAAAAGGCATTATTACTATCGGTGATAATAATATATTCAGAGAAGCTGTTTCTGTAAATAGACCCACTGAGTGGTCAGAGTTAACAGCTATAGAAGATAATTGTTATCTCATGATAAATGCTCATATTGCGCATGATAATTATATTGAATCTAATTGTGTTATTAGTAATAATACTGCTCTCGGAGGGCATGTATACATTATGAGAAATACACAAATAGGATTTAATGTAAGTGTTCATCAATATAATGTTATTGGTTCTTATTGTATGTTTGGATTGGGTGCTGTTGTTACTAGAGCAGCAGATCTTAAATGCGGAACATTATGGCACGGCAACCCAGCAAGATTTCAGAAGTTTAATGAAGTTGGATTACAACGAAATAATCTTGCAGTGGAAGATATGAAAACTGAAAATGAAAGAAGACAAAGCATTATTGAGGAAAGATCTAAATACTAATATGAATAAAGAAGCTTTTCTAACTATTGTAAATAATAAATTGTGCGTAGATAGAACTGTATTTGAATTACATGAATTAAGAGAATGTAAAGAGTATTTACAACAGAACGGTTATGATTCATCTCAATTCTTTGCTAAGAGCGATAAAGAAATAGATAAGTTACATGCTATTATTGGAAGGATGGCTGAATTGTCTCCGGAGTGTGCCAGTAAAGATATTGAAAGTTTTTATTTAAATTAATATGAAATGATATGGAAATATTTCTTAATGGTCCAGGCGGTACAGTATCAACCTGGGAATTGACAGAAGCAGCTTATGATTATTGGAAAGAGAAGCCTAGAAAAATGCTATTTGATTTTTCTTGGAATCTACCTGATATGAGAGAAGGTAATCATTTTGATGAAGAGCATCCACCTAGAGATAAGCTTGGCGTACCCGATGAAGCATGGTTTTTTAAACCGCTAGATATAATATGGCGAGGAAAGGGCCAAGAAGGAGCTAGGAGAAGCAAAGAAGGCTGGTGCATAGATGTTTGTGAATATGATAAAGCAACAATTTGGATTGAAGATAATAACGAAATAACACAATATTATCCAGATGAAATACCAGCTATAAGATTTGAGAAGTCATATTTTCATCCCCCATCTGAATTATTCTATTCAGCAGTTTCTACAGAAATAGGTAATTGGCAACATAAGTGGTATTCAAGATCAATTCCCTTACATAAATTTAGATTACATACAATGAGTATTAATGATAAGAAATGGATCTTTAATCTCGATACAACTCAAAGAGAAAGTTGGGATATGTATGAAGAGTGTCATCTTGATTGGTCGTATAGACTCCATGTTAGGAATAAATTATTTGTTGATGGCATGAGTTCATTTACAGGTATTGATTTATCATATGATATGAATACTGGAAACCACGAACAAGATTGTTCTCACTTTAAAGTTCATGATACACGTATTCGGTGATTCATATTGTGATCCTCTCAATGGATTTGATGGAGGGATATCATCAGAAAAAAGATGGTTCAATCTTTTAGACGAGCCTTCATTTGTTTTTGGTTTAGCAGGGGCTAGTATTGATTGGTCTTTAGATGTATTTCTCAAGGGACATAATCACAGAGAAGGCAAAGTAATTTATATCGAATCTATTCCAAGAAGATTTCATTTTGAGTTCTTACAATATCCCGGACATGCCGGCGCGGTTGTGTTTGATGATATAAAGATGTGGGAAAATGATTATTGGCTTTCACAACCTAGTATGAAATATCTTTCCCGTCATAAAAAATTTATAGGATATTTCCATGATAATTATAAGGACTATCACAAAGCAACAAAGGCTAGATGTGTATTAAAGGCTTTATCAGAACAATATGAAAAGGTTATATATTTTGCTACTTCACATAATAGAAATTTATATACTCCTGTAAGTATAAAAAATACAGAAAAATTTATTATACCTGACATAACATTAATGGATATATCACGAGCAGAGATAAAGAGCGATTATGATCCTTCATTTAGAGATAAGAGATCAAATCATTTTACTGAATCTAATCATAAAAATTTAGCAAGATATATTAAAAGAATATTTAATAATGAATCTATAGAAGATATAGTTTTTGATACGGATATGATATGATACATTGGGGTATTACTTGTGGGTCACACGATGGTGCGTTAGCTGTTTATGATAGTGACACACAGAATATATTATTTGCAACTGATGCGGAAAGATTTTCTAGAAAAAAGAACGATCCTCAAATTCCCCAAAGTTTGATGGACTATGCATTAGAGGAATATGGTGATCCTGATAAAGTTTTCTTTTATGAAAATCCTTTTGTAAAGGTTTCTAGAAGATGGTATGCGGGACAGAAGCCAGCATGGAAGCCGCCTAAGTTACCTTATCCTTATAAGATGAATTATACTTCTCATCATAAGTCTCATGCCGCTTATGGATATTATACATCACCATTTACCGAATGTATGGTATTATGTATTGATGCTATAGGAGAATGGGAAACATTAACTGTCTGGCATGTTAAAGATCATAAGTTTAAAAAATTATGGAATTGGAAATACCCTAAGTCATTAGGACTAATGTATTCAGCATTAACTCAATATTCAGGTTGGAAGCCTAATGAGGAAGAATATATTATGATGGGAGCCGCGGCTAGACAAATATATCCATATGAATTAGTAGTTAAAAGAATAAAACAATGTTGGGATAAAAAAGTGACCTGGCATAAGGGATGTACTAATATTTCAGAATGGAATATAAAACCTGAAATACATCCAGAAGACGTGCCCACTGCTGCTCAAGCAGTTTATGAAGAAAAATTTGAAACAATTTTAAAATCAATTAATAATCATAAATTAAATAATGGTAATATTGTATACGTAGGAGGATGTGCTTTAAATGTTAGTGCCAATAGATTTCTTTCAAATTATTTTTCTAATATCTATATACCATCTAATCCAGGGGATTCTGGTTCTGCTATTGGATGTATTCTTGCAAGAGCTAGACACCATATTAATCCTACTCCTTATCTTGGTTATGATATACAAGGACCATATCCAACCAAAGAAATAATTGATGGGTTAATGATGAAAAGAGTTGTTGGGGTAGCAAATGGTAAATGTGAATTTGGTCCCAGAGCTCTAGGTAATAGAACTTTATTCGGTGATCCGAAAGATCTTAAAATTAAAGATAAAATTAATGAAATAAAAGGAAGAGAACCTTTTAGGCCTTTTGCACCGATGATATTACCTGAAGATGTCCCAAAATATTTTAATGGTGGATTTCTTTCTCCATATATGAGTTGTGCATTAGAAGCAACAGAAGAATTTAAACAGAAGTATCCTGGTGTTGTTCATTTAGATGGCACGTCAAGATTACAAGTAGTTGATTCAGAACCTTATATAACATTATTAAATATCTGGAAGGACATAACTAAGTGTCCTGTATTATTAAACACTTCTTTAAACGTAAAAGGACAACCAATTGTTAACACAAGAGAAGACGCCGAAGCTTTCACTAAGAGAACAGGTGTCAACGTTTATTCTTAAATATTATTTAAGAATTAAAGAAAAAATATTTGGAAAAGAAAAACAAGATTTAGATCCATTCATATATGATTAAGAAAAAAATATTAATTGGACCTGCAGGCATTATTATGCTCCACTATCATGTTGATGATATGATTATATATGATGATAAAAGTTTAGGATTTGATTATCAAGAACATTTGCTTCGTAAAGTTTTTAATGAAGAAGGTTCTGATATTTCATTGTATTTGATATATCAAGATTTCAACAAAAGTATAGGATTTGGTGGCGATAAAATTTATCCCAGAGATAAAGAATATGCTGAAGGTAAAAAGACTCTATCAGAAATAGAAGGATCGCAAGGTAGTAAGTTATTCATGAGATCAAAAAATATAAAGGTGAAAAAGAACCTTCATTGGAAACCCATTTTAGAATATTATTGTAATCATGAATATTGGGATATTGAATATAATAAGTTTTTAAAAACGTTACCATATTATAAAAAAGTTTTTATTGAATTTAAATATGGACATATAAAAGATTATGAAAGTTGGAATAATTGGTTGTTCTCATAGTGCTGGAGTAAGTGAACAAGGCATGCTTCATAAAGCAGGTGGGTTTAATGCTTGGAAAGGTTGGCCAATTCAATTAGCAAAGAAATTTTCTCAACATGAATTTCATTTATTTGCTTCTCCAGGAGGGGGACAAAATAATATGGAAGCTGCTTTGAGGTCTTGTCTTATTGAAGATTATGAAATGGTAATTCTTCAATTTACAACTCAACGTCAAATGTGGCCTTTGACAATAGAAAGAAAATCAAAGAAGGTAGATGGGTTAATAGATTCATGGTATCAATCAGGACGTAAAGATAATTTCTTTTTACATCAACAAAGAATGAAATCTCTTTCTGTAAAGAATTACGTCTTAGAACGAAAATGTGTTATGGTTGGACCACATTGGGATAGACGTATGGGATTAACCCTTGCAGGCACAAAAGTAAATGCATATGAGCTACCTCAAGTTATACTGGATGCTCTTTTAGATAATCAGTATTTTAATGAGATGGCAGAAACATTTTATAATTGTCGAAAAATATATAAAAAATTATTTAAACATTTTTTCTCTCTATTATGGGTTCCCACTTATAAGTATGGTCCAACTAATAGTGATCAGGCTCTGATTGAAGTAGAAGGAAAGGTTCCTGTTTTTATGGAAGAGTTTTTAACTGGAAAAAAAATAAAGGGTTATGTTGATTGGGAAAAAACAGTATATGAATGGTTGATTGAGAATTGGACTGAAACAAAAAATTTATCTAAAGAAGATGCAACACGAATGATTTTTAATGAATATAAAAAACATAAAGGACATCTAGGAGAGAAATCACAATATAATGTGTTAGAAAATTATATTTTAAAAAATCCAGAATTAAAAGAGGCATTAGGATAAAAAATAATATAAATAATCTTTTCAACTCTGAAGAATGGCTGTGGGGGCTGGAATCGAACCAGCAAATTCTCTGCCCGAGAACATACATTAAACAAATGCACGCGTATACCATTTCCGCCACCCCACAGTAAGTCTATTTCTTTTTCATCAAAATTTCTTTTTCTTTTAACTCTTTGGATTGTCTTTGTAATTCTCTAATTAATTCGTGAATGCCATAACCATTTTTGTAAATTGGAATGACCTTATCACTCATGATAATTATCTTTTGAATCTGGATTCAAATTATTATATATCTCCAGGGCACTTATAAGTCTGGTAAGGCCTATTCCTCCACCATATCTTGGAAAAAAATTATGACTTAAGAATTCTTTCAATTCTTTTTCTACTCGTTCTTCGCCGAATAATTCAAATAATAATTTAGCATATTCACCATCGGAAATTGTATGAAACTGTTCTTCCATCTCTTCCGGGTCAGCAGACCTTTCAGCGGAACCGATAGTTTCCATACCTCCCATAATTACATCACATTTGTTAGCAAGATCGCCTTCTTTTTTCATATTCCAAAAGGGGGAAGTATAATAAGGAAATCGAGTTATAAATCCAACTGTGGTAGGATGAGAATCAGATATCATTTGTTCGTGCCCGTGATCCAATTCTTCACATTCAAATTCTTGACACCACATACCGTAAGTTTTTTCAGGAAATGGTCCATTGGTTATGAAATTTCCAAACCCAAATTGTCTGGCAACGAGGTCGGGAACTGTGAAACCTAAGTGCTTAACTAAACCTCTTTCCATATTAAGCAAGTCCTGAAAGTCACCTGGCGCTTCAAATTCAAACATGGGAAATATAACTTCATGTCTACCTTCAACAGGATTCTGTTCTTGTCTATAAGATGTTGAAACACAGAATACACCTTTTAAATCTGGATTATTTAATAACTCGTATTCCAACCACATCTGGCCCGTCTGAGGCAGCGGCCAAGTTTCTCCATTATACTGATAGGTTGCAACAGTGGTCGGATCTTCACAAGCAGCTAAAATGGATAATCTGTTTTGGGTATGGACTTCGAGGAAATTTTTGTCTAAAAAAAATTGTCTAAGGGAGGTTGTCACTTTGGTAAAATCATGAGGCGAAATGTTTGTCGTCATTTTTCCTTTCCATAAAATTTAATTAATATTCTATTCAAATTAATATATTTAGGTAAATATAATCTTAATAAATATTTATGTATGAAAAAGAAACATAGACAACTCTACGATTCGTGGAAATATAAATCAAGAAATTTTATGGAATTTAATAATCCCGTTTTTCAGACCTTACTAGGTCTTGTCATATTTTACATTGGCTTGAAAATGTTCTCAGGTGGAATGAAATCAATGAGCCATTTAGAACAACTTGAATGGTTTCTAGGAAATCCTTATTGGATGTTTGCAGGAGCAATTGTATGTACTCTTTTGTGGCAATCTTCATCTCTTACCACAACTGCTGTTATAGGACTTGTTGCTTCTGGCTCATTGCCTTTACCGTCTGCGATTGCGGCAATACTTGGTGCGAATGTGGGAACAACTGGAACTATATGGATTGCAGGAATATTGGTAAGTGACGGCATGCCCGCAGGAGTAACGAAACAGGTAGCTCTTGTACATACTGGAGTAAATACAGTTATGGCGATTACCTTACTTCCATTTATACAACCCATATCACGATTTATATCAAAGTTTTAGATGGTCTGGGGGCGCCAAGCAGGGTTCTTGCGCCCTGGCCTTTGGACCATCTATCTACCTGAAAAAAAAGATTCTTAATGATATCAACACGTTTGATGTAACACGTTGGAATCATTGATGATCATTTCTGTTGACATTTTGGGTAATTTATAGTATAATATAAGTAGAGAATAAAACAATATCGTGAGATGAGAGAGATGAACGAATTACGAGAACAAAAATCAATCCTAGCTAAGTTAATGGCAACCGAGAATATAACGGTTCGTCATGCTAAAATCCCCACCGCAGGATTTGATCCCAAATCGAGAACATTACTTCTTCCAATCCTTAAGGAAATGGAAGGAGAAGTATATGACTTGTTTGTGTGCCATGAGATTGGGCATGCATTATATACTCCAGCAGAAGGTTGGCACCGAGCGCTTTGCGAGGAAGGCCCAAACTACAAAGGATTTTTAAATATTGTCGAAGATGCGCGAATTGAGAAACTTGTCAAGAACAAATATCATGGTGCAGCAAAAGCAATGCACAAGGGATATCAGATTTTGATGCATGATCGGGATTTCTTCGGAATTAATAAACTTGGTCTTGATATCAATGAAACATCACTGATTGATAAACTCAATATTCATTTTAAAGGTGGACCACGCGAAGGCATCAGATTTACTGAAGAAGAGATGTATTTCGTTCAAGAGATGGAAAAACTTGAGACATGGGATGATGTAGAACAATTGACAGGAGAACTCTACGAGTATTGTAAGGGCGAAGAACAACAACTTGAGAATTACGATGAGCAAATGACTTCATTTGAAGAGTATGATGAAGATGAAGATGAAGATGAAATGGATTGTACAGATGAAACTTATCGAGAGTCTGCACCGGAAACACCATCGGAAGAAAATCCAGAAAGCGAAGAGCAGGCAGAAAAAAAAGATTGCGAACAACCAGTTGATATATGTGATGATTCAAAAGAAAAACGTGAAGAAAGTGAAGAAGCTAAACTAGAACAAAATGCAAATGCAGAGAAATCAGCTGATGAAAAGAAAGAAGAAGATAAGACGAGTTCACAACAAACGGGACGTGATGCCGGCGGCGAAGATGCTTGGTATGATGATGATCCATGGACATGGAATCCTAAATCAATCACTGATGAAGAATATAGAGCACATGAAGAAGAGTTGGTTCATGAAGATGCAATTGAAATTAAATATTATAATTCACCAAAGATGAATCTCAAAAATAACGGATTGATTTATGATTATAAAAGTTTAATAAAAGAATACCGCAAAATCACTTCACACAAAGGTAAAAGAGATATAGATAATACGCATTTGTTTGATTATGCTAAAGAATTTTTAAAGTTGATTGATAGGGATAATAAGCCAGTTGTTAATTATCTTGCAAAGGAATTTGAAATGAAAAAGCGAGCATCTGAGTATAAAAGATCGATGACCTCTAATTCGGGAATGTTATCGTTGTCAGATATTCATAAGTACAAATATTCAGATAATATCTTTAAGAAGGTTACGATTGTTCCAGAAGGTAAAAATCATGGATTATACATGCTCATAGATTGGTCTGGATCGATGCACGATAAGATGATGCCAACATTTATTCAGTTGTTACAACTTATGGACTTCTGTAGGAAATGTAGTATTAAACATGAAGTGTATGCATTTGTTGATTATTCCTTTGATGAACAAGGCAACAAAGTAGAAGGAAGAAAAGACAACCTAGTGTGTGAGTCAGATGTAAATTCACTTGCAATGGGTGATCGGTGTTTACAATTAATACAGATATTTTCAGATAAGATGTCAGCAAAGGATTTTCGAGACATGAGAGAGTTTATGATCTTAACTTTACTCCGATGTGATCGCGATTATCAGGAAGCACCTTATCTCGGCCAAAGAAGACGTAATAATGAATATAAAGCTCAAGCGTATGGTAAAAAAGTTCGTCTGATTAAAGAAACAAAGCAAGAGGGCATTTTCAACATATTAATCGAAAAATATGGTTCAATGGCTACATGGGAATGGCAATCAATTGCACAAAAGTATAACTTTCCATTGTCAAGACTTTGTGGAACACCGCTGAACGATGCGATCATGTACAGCATTCCATATTGTAAGCAATTTAAAAAAGATAATAAGTTAGATATTGTTAATACTATCATTTTGACTGATGGGGAATCAAATGGTTCTTATAGGTATTTTAAACAATTTAAAGATGATGATGGAAACCCAACCATGGTTTCAGCAGCACCGATTGAGAAGAAGGACGTGCGCAATAAATTAGTTGATCGCGATACGAAAAAAGTATTTGATTGGCACCGCAACAGCGGAAGACAGGAGACTAAGAACTTTCTTGAATACTACAAATATAAGACATCATCGAATGTTTGTGGTTTTTTCCTTTGTACCAGTTCTGATACAGCAGCAGAGATTTGTACTCATGATAGGTATGGAGAAGATTTCATGAAAATCAGATCTGAATATAATAAGAACGGATTCGTTGTGAATACCGACAATGGATATTCAGAATTATATGTGATTAAAGCGAAAACGAATGTTGATACTGAAGATGAGATTAATATCAATACTGATAAAAAACAGAGCACAGCGCAAATGGCGCGCGCCTTTAAAAAGTTCCAAAAAGGAAAACTTGAAAAGCGTGTTCTTCTTAATCGATTTACAGAAATGGTATCGTAATGCACTTTTGTTTCACAACAATTTCAACGAGTTATAGGAAGCTCATTGAAATCATTGATAAACAAAACAGTTGCTATTTTCGCTAAAATAGCGTATAATATAACATAATGAATAATAAACTAGAGAGAGATAATATTATGAACCACCGAGACCAATTAGTAGAAGCCTGGAAGCAAGCATTTGGAGATTTAAAAGTACTTGATAGATCCGAGGTAAATAAAATAGCCGGCGATGCTGGACTTAAAGAACCAAATCAGAATTTTTTAAGTAAACTTAGAGTTGGCCGAAATCAATTTTCGATTGCCAATTATGGACAAGCATTACAAATTATGCCACAAGCGAAATGGGGCGATCGTTATCGCAAACCAAAAATTGTTGAAGATGCTCGTGTAGTTCAACACGAGACTGCAATCAAAAAGGTTGATGAAGCAGTTTCATTTGTACCTTCACCTGATCCTAATTATATTAAGGCAGGGTATTTTGCTGAACTAGTTAAGATCATGAATTCAGGAATGTTCATTCCAACATTCATTACAGGCCTTTCTGGAATGGGCAAAACTAAAGAAGTTTTTGAAGCGGCAGCAAAAACAAAACGTGAATTAATTCGTGTTAACATTACAATTGAGACCGACGAAGATGATTTGCTCGGTCACTATACTCTCAAAAATGGAGAAACAATTTGGGAGGACGGACCAATTATTGTTGCAATGGAAAGAGGCGCAGTTCTTCTTCTTGATGAGGTTGACCTTGCATCAAATAAGATCATGTGTTTACAGCCAGTTCTTGAGGGTGGAGATATCTTCTTGAAAAAGATTAATCGTCTGGTTAAACCATCACCCGGGTTCAACATTATCGCAACTGCGAATACCAAAGGTAAAGGATCCGATGATGGACGATTCATTGGAACTAACATTCTCAATGAGGCTTTCCTTGATCGTTTTCCAATTACATTCGAACATGATTATCCAAATGCTTCAACAGAGAAAAAGATCATTACTAAGGTTCTTGGAAACTATCAAGTTGAAGATCCTGAGTTTGTCGAACATTTGGTTCAATGGACTGATGTAATTCGTCGAACATTTGATGATGGAGGAATTGATGAAATTATTTCAACACGTCGTTTAGTTAATATTGTTAATTCATATATGGTTTTCAAGGACAAGTCTAAAGCGATCGAATATTCGATCAATCGTTTTGATGAAGATACTAAAAAAGGATTTATGGATCTTTGGACGAAAGTAGACCCTTCAGCTACACCTGAATTAGACGAAGATGATTCGTACGCCGGCGTGAAAATTTCTGAAGAAAAATAAACAAAATAATCCTTGACATTTATAACGTTACCGTTTATAATATAGATAAATAAATGATAACGTAAAATAATTTCAATTCATTTAAATTTAAAAATAAGAAAGTAAGATGGCAACAGGTACAGTAAAATGGTTTAACCCTAGTAAGGGTTTTGGCTTCATCAATCAAGATGATGAAAGTAAAGATGTTTTCGTTCATTCAAATGAACTCAATGGTGTTTATATTAATGAAAACGATAAAGTAGAATTTGATATAGTTAATGCGGAAAAAGGCCTCTCAGCTAAAAATATTAGACTGCTCTAATCATTCCCCCTATATATTAGTAATTTAAGATAGAGTTTTATTAAGTATTTTTCTGTTTTATCATTATGAAAGGAGTGGATGCAGATTGAAGTACCTATAGCAGAGTTAAGAAAGAAACGTATATTTGTTGCTACACCAATGTATGGTGGTATGTGTAGTGGAATGTATACGAAAGCTTGTTGTGACTTAGCAACGACTGCCACCAAATATCAAATAGATTTAAAGTTCTTTTATCTTTTTAACGAATCTCTAATTACAAGAGCACGAAATTATTGTACAGATGAGTTCTTGAGATCTGAATATACACATCTCATGTTCATTGATGCAGATATTTGTTTCGATCCTCAATATGTTCTTACATTAGCAGCATTATGTGATGACGAACATCCAATTATTGGGGGAATATATCCTAAGAAATGTATTGCTTGGGAGAAGGTTCGTAATGCAGTAGATAAAGGATTAGGTGATGATGACCCAATGATGTTAGAGAGATACACTGGGGATTTTGTTTTTAATCCAGTGGGCGGACAACAAACAATTTCTTTATCAGAACCCGTAGAAGCTTTGGAAATTGGAACTGGATTTATGATGATGCAACGTGATGTATTAGAAAGATTCGCAAAAGAATATCCTAAGTTTCGATATAAACCCGATCATAATCGCTCAGAACATTTCGATGGTTCCAGATATATTCATGCATTTTTTGATACAATTATTGATAATGATCAATGGATGGGTGAAGGTAAATCTGAAAACTCAGATCGTTATCTATCTGAAGATTATATGTTTTGCCAATTAGCCCAAAAGATTGGCATTAAAACTTGGTTATGTCCATGGATGAAATTATCGCATGTTGGAACATATGTATTTTCTGGTAACTTGCCAGATATGGGTGCATTAGAATATGCAGCCCATGGATACGATACTGAGAATAGACCTTTCTTAGACGACAGAAAAAAGAAGTTATCTTCTCAAGGTAAGAATAGAAAGGAACGCAGAAAGCTCGCTGCCAGTAAACGTAAAGAGCAGAAGAAGTCAGGGAAACCTGATTATACTAAAAGTCCTAACCATTTATAAAAAATATGATTATACATAATGAGACTGTTGAGACATTAAAGAACTTTGCCGAAATTAATCAAAGTTTGGTTATTGAAGCCGGCGATGTTATTAAGACAGTTAGTGAACAGACAAATGTGTTGGCGAAAGCGAAACTTAGTCAGAGCTTCACACAGGATTTTGCGATCTATGATCTCAATAAATTCTTGGGTGTTCTTTCTTTGTTTACAGAACCACAATTTGAATTTAGTGAAAAATCTGTAAAGATTCAATCAAGCGTTGATGCAAATAATTACACAGCTGGTGATTCAGTTGCTGAATATCAATTTGCAAATATGTCTTTGTTTGAAAACGAAAAAAAGATTCTTGCAAAAGATATTGAGTTACCTTCTGAGGATGCTTCATTCAAGCTTGAAGAGAAGTATTTTATTGCTATTACGAGAGCAGCGTCAGTTATGAGTCTCCCCGAGATTGCTGTTATAGCGAGTGATGGTAAACTCAAAATGCAAGCAATCGATTCAAAAACATCCGTCGATAGTTTTGCAGTTGATTTAGGAAACTCTAATTCTAACTTTAAAATGATTTTTAAGATAGAGAATCTTAAACTTATGAGAGGCACTTATGATGTGAAAATATCAAATAAAGGTCTCGGTCATTTTAAAAATACAGATAAAGAATTAGAGTATTGGATTGCAACTGAACAAACAACATAAGGATTATGTCAGATAATATATTATGGGTTGAGGCATATAGACCTCAAAGGGTATCAGACTGTATCCTTCCCAATCATTTGAAAGAACCATTTCAAGCATTTGTAGATAAAGGTAATATTCCTAATCTATTATTGAGTGGGGGACCAGGTGTAGGTAAGACAACAATTGCTAAAGCAATGTGTAAAGAAATCGGTCTAGATTATCTTGTTGTGAATGGCTCACAAGAATCAGGTATAGATTTATTGAGAGTTAAATTAGAAAATTATTGTAGCAGTGTTTCGTTATTAGGTGGTAGAAAAGTTGTAATTATTGATGAGGCGGATTATTTAAATCCACAATCAACCCAACCAGCATTAAGGGGGTTTATTGAAAGATTCTCGGAAAATTGTAGTTTCATTTTTACTTGCAATTATATACATAGGATTATTGATCCTATTCATTCTCGGACTTCAGTAATTGAGTTTAAAATAGATAAAAAGGATGCCCCTAAAATAGCATCTCAAATGTTAGATAGGGCTAAAGAAATTCTTGATGAAAGTAATGTCAATTATAATGAGAAGGTTCTTGTTGAATTGATAATGAGGTATTATCCAGATTTTAGGAGGACATTAAATGAATTACAGCGATATAGTAGTACAGGAGGCATTGATAGTGGGGTTCTCAGTCAATTGGGTGATACTAACTTCCTTACTCTTATTAATGCATTAAAAGAAAAGAATTTTACCAATGTTCGAAAATGGGTAAATGATTCAAGTCATACAGATCCAAGGAATATATATAGACAATTATACGATAATTTACATGAACATTTAACATCTAATACGTTACCACCAATTATTTTATTGTTAGCAGATTATCAATATAAATCTGCATTTGCCGCCGACCAACAAATTAATTTAACAGCATGTTTGATTGAGATAATGGTTGAAGGGAATTGGCAATGAATCCATTTGATTTTGTAAAAGATATAAACTATAAGAAGAAGGATTTACTGAAAGATGATCCTGATGGACAATTCGAACGCGAATACAAGCCATTTTTAATCAATAGAACGTTAAGTTTTACCTCCGATACGGCCCTTTATGCTAATGAAATGAACATACGCCCATTTCTAGATAATAAACTTCAATACCATTATTTGCTAAATATCATTAGACCCAAGAACAGATTTGGTCGATGGTTAAAGGCTGAGAAGTACGAAGCTATAGATCTTATCGTTGAATATTATGGATATTCCTTTCAAAAAGCAAGAGAGGTCGTTGATATATTCACAGATGAAGATTTGAGAACTCTCAAGCAAAAATTATTTACAGGTGGATTGAAGGAGCATGATGAGTATAGAGGTCGAAGCACTCGTTGAAATCAAATTAAAACAACCAGATGATTTTTTAAAAGTAAAAGAGACTTTAACAAGAATTGGTGTAGCGTCTAAGAAAGATAAGTCGTTATATCAGAGTTGTCATATTTTACATAAGCAAAGTCGATACTATATTGTTCATTTTAAAGAGTTGTTTATGCTAGATGGAAAACCATCTAATTTTTCTGATAATGATGCGGCGAGACGTAATACAATAGTTAATTTATTATCAGAATGGGATTTAGCTCAAATTGTTGATAACGATAAGGTTAAAGATAATGTAGTTCCAATTAATCAGTTAAAAATTATATCTTTTAAAGAAAAAGATGAATGGAACTTAGTAGCAAAATATAACATTGGAAATAAAAAAAGTGATGATGCTAAAGTTGAAAATACACAAATTATATGATGATGTTATCCTTCCAAGCTTTTCTACAAGAGGTTCGGCATGCTTTGATATACATGCATATTATAAACCTGAATTAGGATATAAAGTTTGGAACGATGATAGGAAGAAGTTTATTGACAGAAGAGATTCTTCCATTACAATACATCCATTTCAAAGAGTATTAGTTCCAACCGGAATGATCTTAGATATTCCGCCGGGACATTCAGTAAGGATACACCCAAGATCTGGAACAGCAATTAAACAAGGTTTGAGTTTAATTAATTGTGAAGGAGTAATTGATTATGATTATGTGGAACCATTATTTATTGCTTGCATAAATTTATCAGATATTCAGACAATCGTTATAAATAATGGTGATAGGATTGCTCAGGGCGAACTTGTCGAAATGGTTCATTATGATATTGATGAAACATCTACTAGACCTTCACAAAAAACCGACCGCGATGGTGGTTTTGGAAGTACTGGTAAATGACAAATTTTGTTGATGATGCAAAATGGGGCTGGAAAGAACGTGTAGAAAGGCCTCATGGTATAGCAGGACATAGTTATGATTTTCTAGTTTATGATAAAGTCATAACAGATCCTGAAACAGGTGAGTATACAATCGACGAGGTCGGTGAGTATACCGCCGATTCCATATTAGAATTAATATGGATTGTTATTAAACATCGGTTCGAACATTTGCTCAATGGAGAGGGATGGAGAGACTGATAATCTTGCTTTATTAAAGGAGATAATATGTTACATACAAACGCAATTTCACTGTTCAATAATCCCAAACATTTTGAAACCATGTTACAAACCTCATTAGGGTTTGAACACATGTTTGACAGATTATTTGGGGACTTATCTAATTTTCACCAGAATACTTCTTCAGGTTATCCACCTTATAACTTGAAAAAAGAAGGGGAACGTTATATAATAGAGTTAGCAGTTGCTGGACTCAGTGAAAAAGATATTAAAGTGAACGTTGAAGCCGGCGTTTTAACCGTCGAGTCAACAGGTACGAATTCTTTAACGGATAAGGATTTTGTTAAAGAGTCAGAAAATGAATTTCTCCATCAAGGAATTGCAAGACGAAATTTCAAACGTTCTTGGACTCTTTCCGATGATATTGTTATTAAGGGAGCAGCTCTTAATAATGGTATGTTAACAGTTTCAATGGAAAAGATTATTCCGGAAGAACAAATGATTAGACAAATTCCGATTGTTACAAATCAGAAATAAATTCGACAGAGGTCGTTGGATAAATACTATCAGACCAACGACCTCATAATAGGAGTGAAAGTGAACGAAGCCGAAGATATTAGAGTCGCACAGAACTTTACTTTACCTGAATTAATTAAAAGTTCAACAGCAGACAGAATGGGCATTAGTAATGAACCTGCTACAGATCAAGTATTAGTTAATCTCACTAACGTAGCAAATCATATTTTACAACCGGTCCGAGATAAGTTTGGTCCGGTTCGTGTAAATAGTGGTTACAGAGGACCTGATTTAAATAAGGCCGTGGGCGGATCAAAAACTAGTCAACACTGTAACGGTGAAGCGGCAGATTTTGAATGTTCCAGAGTTGGTAATGACGAATTAGCAGAATGGGTCAAAGATAATTTAGAATTTGATCAACTAATTTTAGAATTTTATCAGCAGGGCAAACCATCAAGTGGATGGGTACATTGTTCTTATAAAACAGATGGCCATAACCGTGGAAAGGTTATGACAGCTTTGAGGGTCAACAATAAGATCTCTTATAAAGATGGATTAATCAAATGAGGATTTTAAATGAAATATCTCATACTATGTTATCTCCAAGTTCTCTATACAGTTGGTGCTTTTAGAGATCGAAGATGTTGGATTGATAACCAAATATTATGGTGTTATAATAAGTTAGAAACTTACGGACACAAAGTAGAACGATACTATTATAAACAATAAATGAAATTTTACACTAATGTACATCAGATTGGTGATCATATATTAGTAAGAGGATATGAGAATGGTCAGAAGTTTGATGACCGTGTTGAATACCATCCTACTATCTTTATACCTTCCAGAGAAAAATCCAAATATAAAACTATTGATGGAAAACCTTTAGCTCCTATTAAACCAGGAACAATAAAGGAAACCAGAGATTTTATTCGTAAGTATGACGGAGTTGAAAACTTTCAAATACACGGAATGAATGCTTATAGGTATAGTTGGATATATGATAACTTTCCGAAGGATAAGGGAATCGATTATGATTTTTCCTTATTAACAATTGCAACTATTGATATCGAAGTCGGTTCCGCACATGGATTTCCTGATCCTATATCTGCGATTGAAGAAGTACAAGCGATTACCATTGGGACTAGTGGAAAATATTCTGTTTTTGGTTGTGGTGAGTTTAATAGTAATGATGAGAATGTAAAATATTTTCAATGTTCAGATGAAAATCATTTAATTCAAGAATTTATTTCATTCTGGGAAAGACTAGCACCAGATATTATTACAGGTTGGAATATACAAGGATTTGATATTCCTTATTTGTATAATAGAATAGTTAGATTATATAGTGTTAAAGAAGCACGCAGGTTATCGCCATGGAACAGAATTCATGAAAGGGTTACCAATTTTCGTGGAAAGGAAGTTATCTTTCATGACCTCATCGGAATTGCTGTTATCGATTACATTGATGTTTATAGAAGGAATTCTCCTCCAGCAGAAAGTTATAGGTTAGATTATATTGCTTCAATTGAATTAGGAGAAAGAAAATTATCGTTTGAAGAGTATGGTAACCTTTTTACATTATACAAAGAAAATTTCCAAAAGTTTATTGAATATAATATTAAAGACGTACAATTAGTTGAGAGATTAGAAGAAAAGAAAAAGTTAATTGAAATGGTAGTTGCTCTTGCATATGAAGCAAAAGTAAATTATCAAGATACATTTGGAATGGTTATGATGTGGGAAGTGATCCTCGCAAATGACTTAATGAATAGAAACATTGTAGTCCCACCAAAGAAAGATAATACAAAGAATAAGGCATATACTGGCGCGTATGTAAAAGAAGTGCAGACCGGCATGCATAAATGGGTTGTCAGCTTTGATTTAAATAGTCTATATCCTCATTTAATTATGCAATACAATGTAAGTCCTGAAACTATTTTAACAGGAGTTACACAACAATGCGGCGTAGAAAATTTATTGGAAAAGAAAATTGATCTAAGTAATTTCTATGATAAAGATATTACTATCGCCGCCAGTGGTCAAGCCTTCAGAAAAGATGAACAAGGATTTTTACCAAGGATAATGCAGGAAAAATATAATAATAGAGTTATCTTTAAAAAGAAGGAAATCGCAGCTAAGAAAAAAATAGAAAAAGAAACTGATCCGGGTGTGATAGAAAAATTAAAAAGAGAAGCAGATTCATTTGGCAATAAACAAACTGCTATGAAATTAATGCTTAATAGTGTTTATGGTGCTTTCGGAAACCCTTATTTTAGATTTTATGATTTAAGAATTTCAGAAGCTATTACATTAGGAGGTCAGCTCAGTATCCGATGGGCAGAAATCACAGTCAATAAATATCTTAACAAAATTTTGGAAACAGAAGGGGTTGATTATGTATTGGCATCAGACACTGATTCCCTCTATATTACATTAGATGAATTAGTTAAAAAAGTATTTCCTGAAAATCCAGAATCGTCAAAAGTTATTGATTTCTTAGATAAAGTATGTGAAGATAAAATAACAAAGATAATTGATTTAGGATTTGATGATTTAGCTAAGTATATGAATTGTTATGATCAGAAGATGTTTATGAAAAGAGAATGTCTTGCTGACAAGGGCATTTGGACAGGAAAGAAACATTATATTCTTAATGTTCATGATAATGAAGGTGTCAGATATACAAATCCACGAATTAAGGTTATGGGGATTGAATCTGTTAAATCATCAACTCCCACATCTTGTAGAGATAAATTAAAAAAGTCTTTTGACATTATCATTAATCAAGATGAAGAAGCTATACAAAAATTCATTGCAGATTTTAGAGTGCAGTTTGAGAAAGAACCTATTGAGAACATCGCTTTTCCTAGATCTGTTAAAGGAATTGAAAAGTATAATGGTGGAGTAGATTTATATGCTAAAGGAACACCTATACATGTAAAAGCAACACGCCTATATAATCATTTTTTGAAACAAAAGAAGTTACAAAATAAGTATCCACTTATTCAGGAAGGTGAAAAAATTAAGTTTGTTTATTTAAAACAACCTAATCCTATTAGGGATGGTGTCATAGCCATGATGGAAGGCTTACCTGAAGAGTTCGGACTGCATGCTTATATTGATTATGAGAAGCAATTTGAGAAATCTTTTGGAGGCCCTTTAAATGAAATTCTAAAGGTAATTGGATGGTCCCCTGAAAAAAGAAGTACGTTGGAAGCGTTTTTTATTTGATAAATATAGTATGGAGATTTTGTTATGAATAAATTATGGTACACTTGGCAAGAAATGTGTTTAGATGTAAATCAACTTTGTAGAGAGATTACATTAGATCATTTTGAACCAGACGTGATCGTGGGTTTAAGCAGAGGAGGTCTAACGCCTGGCGTTATGATGTCTCATTGGTTAAAGAAACCTTTTAAGCCCGTGAAAAGCTCTCTCAGAGATTTTCCAGAATGGGAAGAATATCTCCCAAGGAAAACAGATGAGAGGGTTTTAATAGTAGATGACATATGTGATAGTGGTGAAACGTTTGAACGTATATCATCTTTTATTAAGGGCCCCAAAAAAGACAAGCCCTTAGGAAGCAATTGTGATGTAAGATTTGCATCACTTTGGTGGAATAACGAGGTTGAATTCGAACCTCATTACTACGTAAGGGACGTGGCAAAAGATACTGAGAATCTCTGGATACATTTTCCGTGGGAATCATGGTGGTCTGCGCCTCTGACTTTTAATATTAACCATTAAAGAGGTAAGATATGTTAGATAAGGTACTCGGTTGGATTAGACAGGTAACCGAATTAGGTCTTGCAATTATTGCACTCGGTGTAGTTCTTCAGATAATTTTCGGTGCAGCCGTCCCATTTCTCGGAATGGATGTCGTAGGGTCTGTTGTATCTCTCGTAAAGCAATTAGGAAACGAAGGTTTAATTGGCCTCGTTGCAATATGGGTGCTCTGGGGAATTTACTCCAAGTAGTAAGACAACAAAAAATAAAGGCTCCTTCGGGGGCCTTTTTATACGCGAGAGCGGTGAAGGGGTTGGAAGACCCGTTAATAATGAGCGAGAGAAATTAACAAACACTTTTCTTGGAAGGAGAAAAATGAAAAAATTAATTTCAGTTTTTATAATTTTGGTTGCAAGTGCAACCTTATTTGGTATAAGTACCGTTGGTAAGAAATTACCTTCAATTGGTTATGTTCTAGTGGGACCACACACCGATGGTGGATGGTCAATGAGACATCATCAAGGATTTCAATCTTTGACAAAACATGGTTATAAAGTTGGTATGGTTGAGATGGTTCCAGAAGCCGAATCAACAAAAATATTCCTTAAACTTGCACGAAAACACGATATTGTATTTGCAACCTCATTCGGTTATATGGATGGAATGGAGAGAGCTGCAAAGAAATCTCCAGATACAATTTTCATGCACGCTACAGGATACAAAGGCAATGATACTAACTTTGACAACTATGGTTGTATGAGTTATCAAGCCCGTTATCTCTCAGGAGTCGCTGCAGGATTGATGACAAAAACCAATAGGATCGGAGTAGTTGGTTCACATCCAATTCCAGAAATTATCCGTAACATTAATGCAATTGCACTTGGTGCGAGGTCAGTTAATCCAGATGCAGAAGTGAATGTTCTTTGGATCAATAGTTGGTTCGATCCACCTAAAGATATGGATGCAGCTAAAGCACTTCTTGATGATAATAATGATGTTTTGTTTACCACAACCGATTCTCCTAGTGTAGTTACCCTCGCACAACAAGCATGGAAACGTGATGGTAAAGAAGTTTGGAGTATGGGTAATGATGCTCCTATGGGAAATAATGGCCCAGAGCGTTATGTCACAGGAATGATGTTTAACTGGAATGTGATGTATAAACACATAGTTGACTCGATTGCAAACGGAACGTGGAAACCAAATCAAAAGTTGAATTGGGGTCTACAGAAGAATTGCGTTGGACTATCACCATGGGGTGTAAATGTTCCAGGCGAAGTTGTCAATCATGTTGAGACAATCAAAATGGATTGGGTCAATGACAAGATGGATAAATGGTTTCCGTTCAGTTCTGGTATCACTAAGCAAGATGGAACAGTAATTCCTGCCGGTGAAATCAAACGCCATGCCCTTGATACTATGAATTTCTATGTCAAAGGTGTAAACGGCAAGTTAAATTAATATAAGGTTTTGTAGGATTGTACCTTAGAACAATCCTATTACACACACACACAAAGGAGACAATATGTCTAGTAATCCATATGAACTTAGGTTCAAACTACTTGAAATGGCCCAAGGCTATCTTCAAGATGAACAAGAAAGAAAACAAAACTTTGTTTTCCAAGCATGGGATCATGCAAGAGAACAAGGTCAAGCAACCCCGAAGTTATGGGAAGAACTTCAACCCGAATCTTATACCATTGATGATATTAAGATGAAGGCTACTGAACTCTACGAGTTTGTTGAGAAAAAAGACTAGGTGAATTCAGGGGAATAAATGATTCCGATAATTGATTTTAGATTCGAAGATGAGTGCATAGAAGAAATGCATAAAGCATATACTACTTGTGGGTTTGCTATCTTCACTCATGTCTATGATAATTGGTTATCGGAATTTACTGATTGGAAAGAACTTATGGAAGAGTTCTTCCGCCTACCATTAGATGTGAAAAAGAAATATGCTTACTCTGGTGTGAAAGAAAATATTGGTTATAATTGGTTGGAAGAGGAACGATTAACTCCAACCAAGCCCGGAGATCTCAAGGAATCATATAATTGGGTTGAACCAGCAAGGATGCAGGAACAATATTGGCCTAAAGAAATCCCCGAATTCAAACCTTTCGCACAAAAGATAGAACGCATTTCAAGAATGTTGTCCTATCAATTCCTTTATAGATTTGAGAAAGTTCTGAATGTTCCTACTGGAAAATTAGTAGAGAAACATTTAGATAGTTCTGCAACCATGAGAATGATAAAATATCCTACATGGAATGGAGAAATCAAAGAAGGTCAACTTAGAGGAAATGAACATACAGATTATGGTTCAATTACTTTACTCTGGCGATTCGATAATGTAGAAGCATTGCAAATTTATGACAAAAAAGATAATGTATGGGTTACAGTCCCATCAGTCGAAAATTCTATAGTACTGAATGTTGCAGATATGTTTCAACGATGGACAAATGACCTACTAAAATCTACTCCACATCGTGTAGTAAATGTAGACATAGATAAACCACGATACTCAATGCCCTATTTCGTAGACCCTGGCCGAGATGTAATTATCAAAAATCTTACAAATCAACCAGACAAATATCCACCAATTTCTGCATACGAATATTTAAAATGGCGACTCGCCCAATCTTATGTAGATGATGATTATATAGAAGATGAACAAGTGAAAGAAGTTGGAAAAAATTATCTTCCAGAGGAACAACAATATTCAAAGGTTTGAGATGGCTATTCCGATAATTGATTTCAGAAGTAAAACTTGCATAGAAGAAATGCATAGAGCATATACTACTTGTGGATTTGCTGTCTTCACTAATGTCTATAATGAATGGCTATCAGAATTCCAAGACTGGAAGCACCTCATGGAAGAGTTCTTTCAACTGCCGTTAGATGTGAAAAAGAAATATGCATATAGCGGAGTAAGAGGCTCATTAACGTGTCGCGCCGGCTGGGGAGAGATGGGTCATATTCAGAGTCGACCAGGTGATTTGAAAGAGTCTTATAACTGGATTGATTCGGCAAGAATGCAAGAACAATACTGGCCGACAGAGATTCCAGAGTTCAAATCATCCGCTCAACAGATCCTTCAGATCTCTCAACAACTCTCCCATCAGTTTTTCGACAAGTTCGAAAGCATGTTCAAACTCAAAAAAAAATATTTAATAGATAGACATGTTAATGGATATGTCAATATGAGAATGATTCATTATCCAGCTGCTGCTCCTAGAGTAGTTCGCGGACCACAAACTTATAGAGGTGGAGAACATACAGACTACGGTTCTATCACTCTACTCTGGCGATTCGATGATGTAGGAGGTCTTCAAGTTGAAGATAGAGAAACAGGAGAATGGATTGAAGCACCACCCGTCGAAAACTCAATAGTACTGAACGTCGCAGACATGTTTCAAAGATGGTCTAATGATACGTTGAGATCAACCAATCATAGAGTTATTAATACAGATCATACAAAATCTCGTTATACAATGCCCTACTTTGTTGATCCAGGTAGAGATGTATTAATTAAAAATTTCACAGATGAACCAGATAAGCATTCATCAATTTCTTCTGAAGAGTACTTACAGGATAAGCTACGTTTGAATTATGATGAAAAGAATTGGGAACAACAGGTTAATTAATGAACACTTAACTAAATACTTATATTAATAATTAAAGAAAAAGGAGATTATTATGATATTACCGTTATTATTATTTAATGTTATTTCTAGTCTTGTCATAGACAAAGCAACAGATTTAGCAACAGAGCATGTGGAAAGTATGATAAATGATTTACTTCCAGATGATGCAAAAAAAGAATTGGATGAAATAATTGCTAGCGATCCTTCGCACACATTTGATAATGCCCAAGATGCATTGATGGGAGCGGTTGAAGGTAAATTGCCTATATCATTAGCAGACGGAACGTTGAAACCAATAGAAATAAATTTTAAAGTTACTTATAATCCTACAGATGGGTCAGTTGATATAGAAAAGTCTTGATATTTTTTTTAATGTGTAGTATAATATATTATGTTTAAGTGAAAGGAATAAATGAGTTATTTTGGGGAAATGTTAAAAATAGCCGATAATGAATATGGCTCAGTAGTAAGTGATGGTGTTGAAGCTGGGGATGTGGAAAGCTTTATTGACACCGGATCATATATATTGAATGGATTATTATCAGGGAGTATCTATGGAGGATTACCATCTAATAAAATTACAGCATTTGCTGGAGAAAGTTCAACAGGTAAAACTTTTTTCGTTTTGGGCTGTGTCAGACAGTTTCTCGCAGATAATCCTACTGGCGGGGTTATATATTTTGAAAGTGAATCTGCTATAACTAAAGATATGATAGAATCAAGAGGAATCGATTCTAAACGAATGATTATCCTACCTGTTGCCACAGTCCAAGAATTTAGAACACAAGCAACTAAAATTTTAGAAAAACATTTAGAAGAATCCGAAAAGTCTCGACCACCGATGATGTTATGTTTAGATTCATTAGGCAATCTTTCTACTACTAAAGAAATGGAAGATGTTAGTGACGGCAAAGAGACCAGAGATATGACCAGAGCACAAATGGTTAAAGGTACATTTAGGGTTTTAACTTTATTAGGTGGTAAAGCTAAAGTACCTCTTGTTGTTACTAATCACACATACGATCAAATAGGGACATTGTTTCCTCAAAAAATTATGGGTGGGGGAACTGGCTTACATTATGCTGCATCTTCTATTATTTTTCTTTCCAAGAAAAAAGAAAAAGACGGAACAGAAGTTATTGGTCAAATAGTTCATTGCAGGACTTATAAATCAAGACTCACAAAAGAACATAAAATGGTAGATGTTCTTCTTACATTTAAAGAAGGATTGAATAGATATTATGGATTAGCAGAATTAGCAGAGAAGTACGGAATCTTTAAAAAAGTTTCTACGAGATTAGAAATGCCCGATGGAGAAAAGGTATTTCTAAAAACAGTTTTAAAAAATCCCACAAAATATTTTACAAAAGAAATTCTCGATCAGATTGATAAAGTTGCAGGGAAAGAATTTTTATATGGTGAAATGGGAATAATGGAAGAATCAACTCATGAAAATGATAGTAGAGAAAGTTAAAGTAGTAGAACTAACATTTGAAGACGGAACAAAAAAGTTATGTCGTGGCGGCGAAGATGCAGTAGAAAGAGCCTGGGGAAATTATCCAATAGTTTCTGCTCGACAAACAGGAGAAGTAGAAGTAATGCAATGGGCGTCTGAAAGAGAACTAAATGAGTAATGAATTAACAAAAGAAGATTATGATAGAATAGGCAGTTATTATAGAATGGTCCTACATCCCAAACATCCTGAAGACGTCACACAACAATGTATAGAGATGATGACAGGACCGTTTAAGGGCGTAGTATATAAGTATGGCAAATTCCAAGTATCACCACCAGATACGGAAGATGAAAGTACTGCTAAGTATGAATATGATATTATAATGGTACCACCCGAATTAGAAGGTGTTGAACACACTGATGAAGAAGGTGAAGAATTTGAATTTATGATTGGTGAAATATTAGTAAAAATGATATGGGACAGATATCAAGAAGCAGAAAAATCAGAAACAACAAACCCAGTAACTTTCGTGGAGGACAATGAATCAGAGGATAGAGCACCTAATACTATCACATTTGATACACAATGAACTGTTTTCTCGTAAAGTTTCGCCCTATATAAAAGCGGAATATTTTGATGATAATTCAGAAAAGATTATCTTCAAACAAATACAAGATTATATTCTCAAACATAATAGCTTGCCTACAAAGCAAAGTCTTTTAATTGATTTAGATCAGATAGAAGGTTTGCATGAAACAGAATTTCAACAAGCTACAGATATAATTAAAAAGTTAGATAAGCCAGAAGAAAAAGATATAACATCTTGGCTTGTCGAAGCTTCAGAAACATTTTGTCAAGACAAAGCAATTTATAATGCAGTTGTCGATGCAATTGCTATTTTAGAAGGTAATGAAAAACAAACTCATTTATCTAAAGGTGCAATCCCAAGTATATTATCTGATGCTTTAGCAGTATCATTTGATCCACATGTAGGTCATGATTTTATTGAGGATGCAGATGAAAGATTTGATTTTTATCATAGGGTTGAAGAAAAGATTGAATTTGATTTAGATATATTTAATAAAATTACTAAAGGAGGGTTGTCTAACAAGACACTTAATATTTGTCTTGCTGGAACAGGTGTAGGTAAGTCCTTGTTTATGTGTCATCATGCAGCAAGTTGTCTTTCTATTAATAAGAATGTTCTTTATATAACCTTGGAAATGGCTGAAGAAAGGATCGCTGAAAGAATAGATGCAAATCTTTTAGATGTTCCTATTAGTCAATTGGAAGAACTTTCAAGAAACATGTATCAAAATAAAATTGATAAGATAAATGCAAAGACAAAAGGTAAAATTATTATTAAGGAATATCCTACTGCGGCTGCAAGTTCATTACATTTTAAAAATCTTTTAGCAGAATTAAAGTTGAAACGTGATTTCATTCCGGATATTATATTCATAGATTATTTGAATATATGTTCCAGCGCAAGAATTAAATCGGGATCAAATGTAAATTCATATACTTATATTAAATCAATCGCGGAAGAATTAAGAGGACTAGCAGTAGAATTTAATGTTCCAATTCTTTCTGCAACACAGACCACAAGATCAGGATTTACAAGTACAGATATAGGATTAGAAGATACATCTGAAAGTTTTGGTTTACCAGCAACAGCAGATTTTATGTTTGCTATAATATCTTCGGATGAAATGGAAGAGTTAAATCAATTACTTGTAAAACAATTAAAAAATAGATATAATGACCCTACATCTTATAAAAAGTTTGTTATTGGTATAGACCGATCTAAAATGAGATTATATGATGTAGAACAAAAAGCCCAAGAAGATATTGCAGATAGTGGGCAAGACGGTGATCCATTATTTGATACTTCCACTGGCAATAGAATGCGCAATAAAGCAGACTTCGCGGCTTTCCAATGAATGAACTAGATCATATTAAAGAACATTTGGACGTTCCCAAAAAAGTTTTTAAATGGTTTGAAAATACATATAATAAATCAACGACGAAACATCCAAAAGCTTGGCATAATTGTGCCCGGAAAATGAGTGGACATATTGAAGATCAATTAGGATTTTCTTGTTATATTAGTATTAGAAAAGATAAATCATGTGCATTATATGAATTGAATTATGATGGCGCAGCAAATGTGCCACAAGAACACTATTCTGAATCTGAGATAGAAATCACAATAAATTTATCTCCAGAATTATATACCCGCCAATTATTCATACCAGAAGAACAATGGGAGAAATATGAACAACAATTTGTTCTTACATTTGTTCATGAGTTAACACATTCGTTACAATTTGATGACCAAAAAGAAAAATTTAACGATTATTTTTCGAGTCCATTTGAGATAGATGCTTACAGTTCTGAACTAGCTTTTGATATGTTTCTTTATAAAAGAAAAGAAAAAGCTTGCGATGCCTATGCAAGGTATGCTACAATAGATACTAAGGTTTTTAATAAAATGAGAACCCTGGCAAAAGAGAAATATCAGTATCTTAAAAAGACTAAATAGTTAAGTAAACCAATTTAATAATTAATTGTAATAGGTTATGTATGCAAAAAACATATAAAAAATTTATGGCTGAAATTGCATCGGATGAACGAGGAACTATAAAAGAAGGCCTTGCTAGAGATCTTGAAACCGGATTTAAAGCCGGCGGAGGTAAAGCAATAAAATGCGGAAATTATAAAATCACCCCGGTGAAGGCTGATTTGGAAACTTCAGACTTTCACGTACTTGTTCAGGATCGTTCCGGAAAGTCAAAAGCAAAGGATGTAAAATCATATTCTCCGGATTTTGTACTTTATCGCGACGACGCAATACATTTTGAAACTAAAGATGGAAAATTGCGTGCACCGGATAAAAAGACAGCTAAAGAAATTGAAGATTGGTGTAAACAGTACTCAAAGTAAATGGAGATGTATGGAAAAGACAGTTAATAATCTGCATGAATCAGCTAAAGAAGTTCTAGAGACTATGGCAATTAGTAAGTTAGCTGTAAAATCAATAGAGGATGTAGCTAAACGCGCAAATAGAATTACTAGATGGGCCCGGAATAATGGTCAAATGGGCGCAGAGGCTAATTCAATTAAAAAAATGGCCAAAGAACTTAATGATATTATGGATAAGTGGACAAAAGGCGATACGGTAATTGTACCTTAAAGAAAATATGAAAAAAACATATAAAAATTTTATGGCACCAGGTTATACTAAGAATGAGATTCGAACTCTCTTAGAAAGAGTAACGCCTGCACTCAAAAAACAAGTGCTTGATAAAATCGAAGATGTTAAAGAAGATGAGGTTTTAAAATCTATTCTCGAAGCTATACAACGAGATGTTATGGTTGCTCTTCTTGAGGAGAAGTGTGAAACTGCTAAAATAAAAATGAATAAAGATGCTTTTATTGACTCTATCATTTTGGCAATTAATAAATCGGGTGAATCGGCTAATGACCAAATGGATTTTTTAAAAGAACTTTTAACCGGTGAAGTATTTGATTGTATACAAATGGTTAAAGATAGTTACAAAAAAGTAGTAAACATAGATTCATATGTTAATACTAGAAGCCCCATATGGCCAAAAGTTAAAGATAAGTTTATAGAAAATATAACAAAAATAGATAATCAGAATATTGGTCCAGGTGAAATTTTATTTATTTTAGCTACTCCCGGAGCAACGAAGGGTAATGAAAACAATAAAGGCGATGTCGAATTAGCATCCGGTTATAATGTAGAACTTAAAGCATCTGGTGGCACGTTTTCCAAACCTGACAAATTTGCAGATGCTAAATTATTTTTTATTAATGCGTTCAAAGATCTAGGTAGCGATATAACAGCAGCAGAAGCAGATGAAATGGGTCTTGGAGGTAGAAGTGTTTATAAGGATAGCAATGCGACGGGTGGTATACCTAAAGCCCTTTCTCTTGGTAGTAAAAAATATTCTGCTTTATGGATGGAAAAAAATAGCGGTTCACAAAGACAAGCAGATAAAGCTTGCGAAAAACTATGGCATGATATTTGTGTTATAGCAATGCCTTTTGACAA